GGAGGGGGGATCGATCCGAACTATCGCATAGTTATGTAGGAGGTGTATGATGAAGCGGCTTTTGTTAGTGACAGGAGAGGACGCCATATTATGTCGTCTAATCCTTACACTCCAGTTTGGGGGTCAAGGATGGGTTACTAAGAAGAATTCCACCATTTCTGGTGGACCTTACTCAGCGACCGACCTTTACGCCCATATCTGGGACCCTGTGACTACCTTTCTGGATCCATTCTATCTCCATTATGGAGAAGAGTGGTACCAGACAGAAAACCTCAGGGTGACTGAAGTTCCGCCTTTTCATCCGCCCATTGAGTGGTCTCATAACGATGTTGAGGATGCCGCAAGGTTTGCGACCTTCCTCAACCGTATTGGGACTTCTTTCGGGCTCCTGAGTCGCGATCATAGCAATGATCGCCGATTCGAGAATGAAAAGAATGTCATACATCATACTATGAGCGGTGTGCTGCTTCCGCCTGGTACCGTCTCTTATATCACAAATCAATATGACTACGCCTTTGAATGTGGCGATTGTCAAGTTGATGTGGTATTGAGTCCATGGAGTACGGATGGCAATGGTAAATTGGACAATAATCCTGTTTACCAAACGTACTCTGTGTCGGTCATCGACTACTTCACGGCCTTTAAGTCGTGGGTAGAGGAGACTTCTGGTCCCCACCAGCATTTTGAGCTGGCTGGCGGCATTTGGATTCTTGATAGAACCGTTTACAACGTGTCTATCATCGAAGACCCATCCTTTGGCCTTATGATTCGTTATAAGGTCAAGGAAAGGTACTACGCAAGCTCGTCGCCCGAGGAGAACTATGATGAGGCTGTTTTTACAACAGTTCTCTCATACAACCCTCCTAAGGCGCCTGTTGAGTACCACGAGCCGAGTCGTCTAATTTATACACGCAGAGGTCCCTTAGGGACCGATGCGTATAATGAATTCGACTGGCAATCAGGATTCTTCACAGTGAGAACTGTGATTAGCGACGTGCAAAGCGCGGGTAGTATCTACCCCCGTGAGCACTTCGTTGCTGGCGTATTTGAATACACACAGCCATCCTGGCCAATCCCGGTTTCCCGTATAACCAGTGACGTGCAGGTGCCAGAAGATATTTCTCTTCTAACATCTTACGCCTCTGGTCTAGGAAATTGGGTACACCAGAATCTACCAGATATCTGGCATTCGGCTTACGTACCATCAGCACAATCGGTGGCAGACAGTCGTAGCTTCATTGAGGCGAACTATCTTGAGTCACTCTCTGAAATAGGAGAGTTGCTCGAGTTGTTCCCCAACGTGAAGCCACTTAACGATTTTCTGTCTTTCCTACCGCAAGGTAAGTTAGTCGCCGGAACACTTCGTCTTGTTGACTTTGTGTCCGACTTCTACTTGTTGTACAAATTCGGGCTCGAGACGACCAAAGCGGACGTCTTCGAGTTTGCGAGTAAGTACGACCAGATTGCAGCAAAACTTCGAAAGAAGCTGCAACAGAACCTTTCACTACGCGGTAAGTTCTTGTACGTGTTTCCTTCGGGGTCTCCGATGGATGGCTTTACTCTCTTGACAAGAAGTAAAGTCGTCATATCGTTCCCGACCGAAAGTATTAGTGCAGCCTTGCTACCCGCAGAGTCGATGGGACTTTTGCCAAGTCCATCGAACCTTTGGGACCTTGTTCCTTTCTCTTTTGCCATTGACTGGTTTGTCAATTTAGGCACAAGAATGGAACTCGGTGAGGCCTACACGCACGCGTGCTTTGCCACCGTGTATTACTGCGTACACTCCTACTCACTTCAACGTACTCTCACCAGCTCCGAATTACCAGGTCCTTTCAAGGACTGGACACCGCATAATGCAGTGTTCGAAACGTATGTAAGAGTGAAGTCGAAGTACATCCCCGGTCCTGGCCAGTCTAGATATGACTGGCTAGCCAAAACAGCCGGCCCTCCAAAATGGATTGCCGGTGCTCTACTGTGGTCGTTCTTACGCCACTAGTAGAATCGTCCGCGCACGTTAGTGCGTAAGGGGGTTGCACGTCAAAACACCTCCTTTCAAATGTTTCTTCGAAAGGAAGAGCAATGTCAATTACCACAACGCTTCAAAACTTGTCAGCAGAGACACCTGTCTCCGTTAACATTGCGCCTCATCCCACTACGTGGGTTGAGACTGCGTATGAGTCGTCAGGTAACAATCAGGTAGCAACATCCAAGATTGCAGGAGACGATGTCTCCTACCCCTTGGTGCGCCGTATTATTGTAAATAAGGCGCAAGTGTTTCATCCTGATCATGCAACTGACAAGGTCAACGGCGTACGCCGGACCATTGTCCTGCATACTACCAGCAAGATTGAAGATTCCGTCACTGGTCTCATAGCTTATGAGCCAGTGGAGGTATCCATCAGTGTGGCCCATGGTGGGTCGCAACTTGATGATCTTGCTGATGTCATGCAGTTCCTGTTGAGTGCTGTGTCAGAATTTTATGACTCGGTTACAACTGGAACTCCGGACACGTCAGTTCTGGCCAAGCTCAGTCTTGGGGCATCCCGAGTAGACTAGCTTGGAGGTAATGCTGGTTCTTAGAACCCGCGAGAACCCCCGAGCTGTCATCACTCTGGACTCCAAAAAGCTTGGGACCGAGGTGGGAATCGCAAAGCAAAATTGCGACGTTGCCACGCTCCTCCTCGGAGCGTGGACTTCCCTCCTATGCGATAGTCCTCTTGAAGTCGATTCTGGACCTAAACCGCGAAGGACGATACTTTTCATCCTTCATAAGTCAAAGTCCATGGGCCTTGTGCCCTTAATCGATTTCCTCTCAAATCTGGCCGATATGCTATGCCGCGAGGCATTCATAGACGCCGGATCCCTCATAACTGAGGATCTCTACCACGAATTTCGTGGTACTCCTATTTTTAAGGAGTACTACGTGTGGAAAGAGACGAGAGACCCTAAACTCTTGCGGTACATACTCACCTTCCTCCGTTTTGGGAAGAAGTGTGAGTTTGACAACGAGGAGTTTCACGCCAGAGCCTTACGCTCTTGGCTAGGGACTGAGGAACGTTTAAGTCATCTGAAACTTGATGGGTCAGAACATATACCCATTATGCGGAAGATTGTATCTTATCTCTTGAGCAACAGGTTCAGCGCACCCACTTTCATGGGGAAGCATGGACCTGGCGCCGTAGTAGAAAGGATATCTGGGAGACTATACGCAAAGACTCTTAACTTTGCAATGACTCCAGAGCTTGAACGGATTTACTCGGAAGTTTTCCCGAGAGGGAAAGCATCTGAGGGACTGATGCTCTCGTATTGTAGTTACTTTGCGAGACGTCGGACGCATGAAACATCCACCGCCGCAGTATCTCATCTTTTGTTCGTACCCAAGAACTATAAGGTGAGTAGGTCCATCTGTAAGGAGCCAATTGCATACATGTACTTCCAGCAGCATTTCCGCTGGGAGTTAGAATACATGATGCATAAGGGAATCCTCAGACGGTTCGTCAAAATTGACGATCAGTCTAGGAACCAAGCAGGTGCCTTGTACGGATCGTGGTCTAGCGCAGTTGACACTATAGATTTGTCAGCTGCATCGGACTCGGTCCATTTAGAGTTAGTAAAGGCTATATTTCCACAGCCTTTACTAGACGGTCTTCTTGCCTGTAGGACGGAGCAAGTGCTCCTACCCACGGGTGAGTATGTTCACGTAAATAAATTTGCGCCGATGGGGAGTGCAGTTTGCTTCCCCGTTCAGTGCATAATTTACGCGACTGTCTGCCTCTACGCGTACATGCTGCGCTTCAGCCCGGCTTATGCCATAGATGACATTCTCTCATCGCGATCCATCTTTGAAAAGTGGGTTGCGAAAACAATTGGTCGAGATTTTACTCCGAACAATTTCGTTGAGAGTTTTGCCGTATATGGCGACGACATCGTCTGTGACACTCGTGTTACAGATGACGTCGTGTCCATCTTGGAGGATCTTGGCTTTGTCGTTAACAACGACAAGTCGTTCATAGGAAAACGTGCCTTTCGCGAGAGTTGTGGTGTCTTCGCCATGTATGGCGAGGATGTCACACCCTTGCATTTTAAAGGCCGTTACTTCCTTGGACCATTGGAGGCTGCTGAATACGCTAGATACATATCACTGGCTAATGCTGCCGGTGACTATGGCTATCGTACGCTTCAGTCTTACATGATCAATACCCTCCTTAGGTGGAGACCTCCGAAGGGAAGCAAGCTTGTTCCAATTCGCTTTTCAAGCGATAGGAATGCTGGCTTCGCGTTTTATAGCGCTAATCCGAGGAACACACACCTTAAAAAGCGTGTGTCCCCAGATTACCAAAGGGAGGAGGTCCGCTCATATGTGCTTAGACCCGTTTTCGAGCCTGAGCCCTCTAATGAGGATGATCGCATGCAAATTGATGCATACGATCTTCATATGAGTTATCGGGCGGCCGTCTCTGGAAATAAGAGCGAGGATTCTTTCCTCGTTCAGAGACGGTCTGTACTTCGGTCAAAGATCGGGTGGGGATGGACTCCCACCTGAAGCAGTGAGGAAGCAGGGAACAAGGGTAGAGGAGGCACACGCCCCC